CACGGCGAGCGCCAGTAGGAGTACCTCCAACAAAAGAAGCATTGATTCTCTTAGCCTTAGTGAACAACTTGTTCAAGTCATCCAATAACAATCTGTTAGCTTGAGCTGTACGGAAGATGTGACGATTCTTCGCAGTGAAAGAATCATTTCCGGTTGCAGCATTAGCAGCAGCGGTGAAAACTAAGTTAGCAGAAGTTCTTTCCTGCTTCAATAAAACTTCCTGTGCGACTCTGGTGAAAGTTTTTCCAACTACATCTAAACGAGAACGAGAAGCGTATCTGCGGTCAAAAGAAACAGCAGAATCCAAGGTGTAAGTGGTAAACTTCAACTCAGCAGCAGTTGGCTGCACATAGTTGGTAGGAAGACCACCAGCAACAGACTGGCTGTAAACCTTGATATAATCCTCGTCGAAAATGTCGTGATAAAGATCCAAAGGAATAGAAGGGTTGTCATCAGCGTTGTACTGAAGAGAAGTAAACAAGTTACTAATCGTAGGAGCGTTGTTGATAACCTCTGCTAAAACTGGACCAATGAATTCTGCCAAGGCAACCTGAGCTGAGTAAGCAACATCTCTGTTGCGAGAAGCCATAGCCTTAACTAATTCAACTTGTTCATCGGTTCTTTTAAGAGTAATATTCATTTCTATAAATCCTTTCTACTTATTAAGCAGTGTAAGTGTTGCTAATTGAACAATCCAACTGAACAAGCGCATACTGAGCAGTGCCAGTACCTGCGAATTGATCAGACTGACCATTCTGGGAAGTTCTGTTTCCAGTTCCTAAAATGGTCCCGACAATGGTTTCGCCAGAGGTGTTCGCCCATGCGACACCAGAAAGCTTGCCAGCGTTTGCAGAGATAACAGCGAGGTTACCGGGAGCAAAGTTTGAATCCTTCTCATATCCATCTTCAGAGAAGGTGAATAAACCTTTGGTTGCTACAGGAACAGCCTGCCCACTAAGAACAGCCTGTAACTCATCACGCTTAATAGGGTTGTAGATGAGTTTCTCTCCGTTTTCGTCAGTTTCTAAGGTTTGTCTCAAAGTAACACCTAAGACAGAAGCGTCTGCGGTGGCGGCTGTGACTCTCAAAGGAACCGTAGGATACTGGTCAGCGCCCAAAAATGGGTAATCAGTCTTTCCAAGGTAGCTGCTATCGATGAAATCAATAACATCCTTATTGAGGTTTCCGCTTAATACTTTGACCATCACTCCAGCGCTACCGTTTCCGTTAGTGCTAGGCGTAGAGTCAACTGTCTGGTTTGCAAACAGGTTGACCACATCGTTGTCAGAATATTGTCTGAAAGGTAATAATCTAAGTGCCATATGGTTAGTATTTAATTTGAATGTTGTCTTTGTTAAAAGCTTTGCTAAATTTCTCCAGAAGAGACTCTTCGTGTGCAGAAGCTCCATTATTATTTACGGGAGCTTCTTCTGAAGCCTCCACACGATCTAAAGCCTCTTCAACATCTGCGTCTGAAGCTTCAGCCGTTTCCACTGTCTGCGCAGCAGGTGCGCTTTCTTCTTTGGTATCCAAAGAAGCGATTCTTTTCTCAACCTCAGTTTCAACTCTTTCGCTGATAACTTTTTCCTGCTCCAACTTAAAAGCTTTGCTCTTATGATGAAGAAGGGTGTTAAGTTTATCTTGGTAAGAATCAAATGAAGCTTCGGCGCTATCCAAAGATTGAACCTCTTTGGCGATGACAGCACGGTCAGCATCACTGAGATCAAAAGCTTCATCTAAGGCTTCCATTCTGCTGTTGAACAGCTCTTCTGCCTTAGCAGCAGCCATAGTAGACTCAAGAGAATCAATTTTCTCTTGCGCTTCCTTTAATTGCTCTTGTAATTCTACGATAGAAGCCTTTGCCTGTTCTGCCTCTTCTGCTGCCAAAGCTTTTTGCTGCTCGATCTCTTCACGTTCCTTTTGGAACTCGACATCTTTTTCTCTAATTTTGTCAGCGACAAAAGAAGATATGCTAGCAACAGCCTCTTGAGAGAATTCAGCTTTCTCGGAAAGCTTACTATCAAGAATTTTTGCGAACTCATTTGTGATTTCTGTTATATTCATGATAGATATACTGTTATGTGATTTTACATCATTTTCACTGTTTTGTGAAATTTTTAGGGAATTATTATCAACAATTTCTTGTTTTTGATTTTGCTCAGAAGAGTTATCTTCCTTTTTGATTTTTATATCTTCGTTTTTTTCGATATAAATTCCTTTAACGTCTGCAGCAGGATTCGATGTAAAGCCTATTCCTAAAGGAAAAACTTCACCTGTAACTAAACGGTAAACTGGCTCTCCGTTTTCTAGTTTTCCTGAACCGCCAAAGCTTTTTAAGTAATGCTTAAACTTTTCAACTTCTTCTGGATCAGATATAATCTTAGCTTCGTTTAAGTCTTGAGAGCCAACGGCTATGCTATATTCATTGAATCCAAGTTCCCAACTTGCAGATATAGCTTTATATAAATGGCTTTCAGGATCCCCTGTTTGAAGAAGTGCGTTAGCAAAATCTGGATTAACAGTTTTGTAAACAACCGCAGCTAAAGATAAAAAGTAAGGCTCTGCTCTTCCAGAAGCTTCATTAGAAGTTAAAACTTTTGAATTTTCTAAGTCTGTAAAACCTGCGTTTACAATATGACCTACAACTTTTTCTTTTTTATGTTCGATATTGGTAGGCTTGTTAACAAAATATTTAATTATTTCAGTCGCAGTTTCAGAATCAATGCCGTCTCCGTTTTTGTTAAACTTGTTAACCACTGCGGCATTAAAAGCAACGCCAACTAAATCAATGTTCTTTTTTAAGTCTACTGATTTAGGTATTAAAGGCTTTAAGTTTTCCAAAGAAGCAATACTAATACTTAGATCGTTTTCTAAGTCATTAGTGGCATAGATACTAAAGTCAAATTGCGTTTTGTATTTATACTCTTTTTGTTGCTCACTCATTTAATATAAAATACACTATTTATTAACTAAAAAGAAATTTTATTGCTATGATACAAAATAGCTGATGCGTAAGCATCAAGAACATGCTCATTACTTATTTTATCAACGCCTTCTAAAGTTCCTATTTCTAACATTTTTTTATTGTCGTTTAAGCAATCTACAGCCCTTTTTTCCCACTCTGAATGCTCACATCCAACCACTATTGATTCGCACACTCTAGCTAAAACTTGCTTTTGATCTTTATTAAGCCTTTTCTTTTTGTAAACTTTTTTTGCTTCGGATAATAATATATTATATAAATCAACAGTTTTATCTACTGTTTGTTTAATCGTATCTACAGAATATTTATCTTTAGCAAAAGATTTTGCGCCGACAGGTCTGCCAGATTGACGAGGAGTAACAGTAACTTTGGTTTCGACTTCTTCTTCACTATCCCCTTCATAAAAAGGAATCCCACCAACTATAGGATTATAAAAACCTTTTTTACGATCTTCGATAAACCTTTCTTGAGCTTTTCTTAACTCGTTTTCTTTAGGAAAAACTCCAGTTTCTATAACCTTGATTCCCTCCTCTGGAGGAAGAATACCAAGTTCCATCATTCGAGTAATGACCCTTTGAACTTGAGCAGAATCTTTGAGATCTATAGTTTCAAACTTAGCTACCGGCACATCCCTTAAACCAAAGTTCTTACATAGTTGCTTGATTTCTGGCTGTAAAAATTCATTTAAAAAGGCGTCTCTAGCCTCATTCAATCTCTGCAAAAACATTTGAGCCTTGATTTCAGTGCTAGCAAATTTTTCTTGATTGAGAATTATATTTTGCAAACCTTCTTTAATATCTTGATTTACTACTTCATACTTAGATGGGCCAATAACTTTTTGCAAATCTGGGATAATAAATTCAGCTTTAGTGGTATAATCACTAACCAAAACTCGACCAACGCTTTGGTTTTGGAATAATTTCTGCATGGCCCCTATATTTCTAGGATTTATACCTCCGTCTTTGGGCGCAGTACCCATAGTGATCAACAGCACAACATTCTCAATTGTTCTGCAAATAGATTGGTCAATTTTTTTCATTTCTAGCTTGAAGTTTATATCATCTAAAACTCCAAACCCAAAAGGTACACCAAATGGCTCATAATCCTGCTTTTTATAAAAAGAATAACGAAGCTTCTCAGGATCAAGGGCCACTTTCATTCCGTCAGTGTAATAACCACCCTTTTTAATCTTTGTCTGCATTTCTTCAGTCAAAGAATTAAATAACTCCTTATCTTCATCAGTCTTAGGGTTTTGCAATCTTTCTAATTCGTATTCACTAAGAATTTTTTCATATAACCCGTTTTCAAAAGAAGTGGATCTTTTAGCAGCCATATCATAGGGGTTTAATAATATATACCTAATAGGTATTTTATTAACTTTGCCAAGGATTCCTAAATCTCTAATTTTAGCAAAATCATCTAAATTAAATTTACCATTAATGGTGTAAAGAAAGACGTTACCGCTTCTGTAAAACTCCCGAAAAAATTGATCCTTCAAACTCCAAATTTTTATTTTTTTAAACCAAGAGTTTATAAATTTTCTTGATTTTACGCTTCCGCCTTCTAAGTATAAATTAGAATTAGCGAAATCCGCCATCATGTCTATAGAATTTCTGAATATAGCAATATTGCAGTATGCTTTCTGGCAAAGCTCAATAGCATCCCTAACATTAACACCATCAATACCGTAGTCATAAGGCAACATCCCGGCCCTTATATTCGTATAACCAAATACTTTTGGGCCTACAGCAACCTGATTTCTTCTTGATAAAGCGTTATTATCATTCAAAGAAGATCTGGAGTAAGCTTTTGATTCGTAAGCATAAAAAGGCTCACCCATTAATTGTGGCTCATAATTTTCAGAAGCTTGAGATACAAACATTTCTGAAAGAGACGCCTCATGCTCAGATTTAAACTTATTCCAGTAATCCGATCTTTTAGTATATTTTCTTTTAGACATTTATATTTATTACACAAGTTATGAAAAGTTTCCTTTAAAAGTATTTTAAAAGTTAAAAGTTACTTTTCTAACTTTAACTTATAAACATAGGAGTGAAGGTTTCGAATACCTCTTCTACATCTTTACTATTGCTATCAAAATATATTTTAGCCATCCAATTTCCTAATACTAAAGCGGAATATGAGTCTTTTCTGGCTTTATCTGGTCCAGACTGCCTTCTCAAGTTTGGAGGCAAATCAAATGTTTGGGTTCCTTGAGAAGTTGTTGTAATTTGTATCAAAGCACATTCATTCTTTGTTAAGTCAATCATATCAGATTGGTGCTCGATAAAATCAATCATTTTGGCTGCAGGACTTTGCTTTGTTTCTTCAGCAGATCTTAAAAATTTTAAATCTTCTATAGGTATACTTTTCTTTTTTTGCTGACTGTAAGATTCGTCAATAGCTCTAGAAGCAAAAAACAATCTTCTATGATCAAAATTAGATTGAAGTAATTCGTTTGCCAGTCTAATCCATTTACTAGTAGGCTTTCTTAAATAAACTATTTTATTGTCGTTTTTATTGTATTCTATCTTGAACATTCTCAGGTCGTTTTTATATTCTTCTGGATTTTCAAAAGATATATCAATAGTTTTTAATTTTAATTTCCTAGATTGAAACACTTCACTTTCATTGCAAGATTGCAAAAACTGAACGCCTCCATTATAGTCACCGACTATAGCAACAATATTAAAATTATCTAAGCAGTATAAAAAGTAATTGATGTGGTGTTTCAAAGATGTTCCAGATAAAGCATAACTGTGAACAAGAGTGCATTTTTCGTTTTCTGGATGCAGCTTCAGTATTTGTATCGCAAAATCATCTGAACTTTCTGTTTGGGACCAAGAAGGGTCAAAAGCTAATATATAATCAGCAGAAGGGTCGCCCTGAACTTCTACGCACGGCAAATCTCCATCTTGAATAGTGCAGTCTGCCATTTTACTTGTTTTAAAGTAACCTGAACTATCATCGGTAAAAACTGCACCAAACTCTCTATCAAACTGAGATTGGCTCATTGTAGCTTTAGCTTG